AAGCAATACAGAACAAAAGGATAAAGCAACTAGAGGCTGAAGGGTATTATGTCATTAAGCTAATTAAGACAAATAAAAATGGAATACCTGATTTAGTTGCCATCCCCGCAGACTGTGGTGTTATATTCTCTGAGGTTAAAACTCCGAAGGGTAAGCTATCTGTTTTACAGGAATATAGACTAAAAGAATTAGATAATCATGGCATCACTACAGAGGTTTACAGAGGATAAAGGCTACGTTATAGACGAAGAGTTCCTTATGCAAGTAAAGCATTTTAACATGGGGCTTGTTTTAAGAATTGCTAAATTCTTAGACAGAACTATTGATCAGATAAAAGACGACGAGTATGAACTGCAGTTTTTAGGTTGTGTCATTGATGACAACCCAGACAACCCCTTCTATTTTGCAGTTGAAGTTTACAAAGACTTAAGTGGCTTTGTGACTTTTTATAGTATAGAAGAAATAGATCTGGACTACTACTTAGATTTAATTAATTCAAAATGTTACTTAGATGAAAGAATGGGATAACACCGAAGCAATCGTAAACAAAGTCTTTGGTTTAAAGATGATTACAGAAACACGGCAACGCCCATATGTGGAAGCTCGAGCTGCGTTTTACAAGATAATGAGAGATGTATATCACAAAAATTTGCAGACAATAGGTAAAAGAACTAACCGAACTCATGCAACTGTTATAAATGGCGTTGTAAATGCCGGGGATTGGGTAAAAATAGATCCCTCTTTTAAGGTTAAATACAAACAAGTTTTAGACTTAGTTGAGTCTTATAATAGGACTTTTAAAACGTATACGCCTGAAGATGAATTAGCTGAAGAAAACATTTCCTTGAAGAAAAGAAATAAATTACTAACTTTACAACTCGAAGTGGTTAATAGAGAGATAGATACAATTAAACGAAAAGGACGTCCCTTTGAAGGTTTGTTTTGTAGAATAGAACATCAGTTTAAAGGAGACGAAGCGACCGCTAATGTTTTAATTAATAAATTTTTAAATGGAATATCTGTTTGAGAACATCGATGATGTCATGGCCAAGAGATGGTGCAACAAGTGTAAGATTGATTACCTTTTGCGTGTTGACGCGACCATGTACACAAATTTAGGGATTGACTCTTCCCAAGCTGATCGAGATAGAGTTAAGCGTAAGTCTAAAAAGATTTATAATAATATTAAAAAAATTGATAGGGAAATTGGAGAAAGATTCTTATCTTCAATGGATAAATTCTAAGACAATGCCCTTAAGCCATTTAGCTAGTCCTCAAGTCATTTACATCAATTCGTTGATGCATGACTTGAACTCTTTAAATGACGACCTATATGAGGCTTTAATGGATGGCGAAGATGATCAGGCTCAAGACGTAGCCAAAAGTCTTGTAGATCGACTACAAGATGTAATACAAACCCTAGAGCATGGGTAGGAAGTCTATTCGTTTACGACTTAAAGAAGATGAGCATAAGATAATTATGGAGCATCGTGCATTAAAAGAAGAGTGCGATGCGGTGGGAGTCCCCCTAGATAATGTAAATCACTATTGGTATAAAGGTAAAAGCTTTTCTCTTCATGTAAAAAATGGAGGGGTCTCTTACGAAAAAGTGCGTAAAAACTTACTAGAAGAGCTAAAAGCTTATGTTCCGGAATATAAAAAAATAACTAGAACAAAGTCACCAGATCCTCACTGCCTGGTTATTGACCCTGCAGATATACACATTGGTAAGCTATGTGAGTCTTTTGAGAGTGGCGAGGATTATAACTCTCAGATTGCAGTATCTAGAGTGATAGAAGGCGTGCAAGGAATACTTGACAAGTCTTCAGGCTTTAACATTGATAAGATAGTTTTTATTGGAGGTAACGACATATTACACATAGACACTCCTAAGAGATCAACTACGGCTGGAACTCCCCAGGACACGGATGGTATGTGGTATAGTAATTTTCTTATTGCTAAGAAACTATATGTGGATGTAATAGAACACTTACTTGGAGTGGCTGATGTTCACTTTGTATACAACCCATCTAACCACGACTATACAAATGGATTCTTTTTAGCAGATGTTATTCAAAGCTGGTTTAGGAAGTGTCCAAACATAAAGTTTGATTGCTCTATATCTCACAGAAAATATTTGCAGTACCATAAAAATTTAATAGGAACGACTCATGGTGATGGGGCAAAGGCTCAAGACTTGCCATTGCTAATGGCTCAAGAGTCTCCTAAGTATTGGTCTTCAACAAAACACCGATACGTGTATACCCACCACGTACATCACAAGGTGTCTAAAGATTACATAGGGGTTACTGTAGAGAGCTTAAGAAGCCCTAGTGGGACTGACTCCTGGCACCATAGAAATGGATATCAACACGCACCAAAAGCCGTAGAGGGATTTATTCATCATCCTCAACATGGTCAAGTTGCTAGATTAACTCACCTATTTTAAAATGAAAAAAATATTTAACCTTATTATATTAATCGGAATTAATATATTGTTTTGGCTAGCGCTAATACGACTTTGCTCTAAAGTGTTTGAATAATTAAATTAAATAAAATGGAAGAAGCAATTGATGCATTGTATCAGAGATACAAGACCTATGGATATGTAAGAGACGAGGATGTGGATCTTTTAAAGAAAGTGTATAATGAACTTCACCCCAAGTCAAGCAACCCTATAAAGTACGTTCAGTCCACAACATGAGATACGTTGTTAGGTATATGCTTTATAGACAAGTAGACCCTAAAGCTTATTGGGAAACCAGAGAAAAAACTTTTGAGGATAAAGAGGATGCCTCTATGTTTATAAACAACATAAAAGAAAACGTAGCGGTGAAGAATATCACCACTCAGTTTGTTCCTTAATTTTCTATAACGTACTCAGAATAGTTCAGTAAGCGAGCTACAGCCTCTCCGGTGTCTTCTACATCTCCAGTTAATAGCTTGTAATAGTTTTCTGCTAGTTTTTTTACATTTTTAGCTGGAATTCCACCGAGTTCTAATATTTGTATAATTAATTTTACAGTGTACTCTGAAGTTTTTTCAGGAGAAGAACTGTTTACAAGGGGAACTAGTGACCTTGTAAATATCTCTTCTATAGCCATAAAAGCAGAAAGGTTTTTCATTCGCCCTGCCCAAGGTTTGTTAAGATATAGGTCTTTAGCGGCAACAAATAAATCTCCCATCAAAAACAGAGAGTTTAAGTTTCCTAAAATTAATGCGATACCTAACTCTTCTAAGTCATCATCATCAAAGTCTGTTAGAAGACCTGGCATGCCTAGTGCAACATATTGAAAAACAGTTGGAATAGCACTATGATATATCGCTAATCTCCTCCAGTTTTCATATGCGCTACCTCGACCCGTTTTTCTAGCAATTTCTTTAGCCTCTTTAAATGACTTACCCTCTCTCATGGCTTTGCCTAGAGCCGCAGATTTTCTATACAACTGCCTAACGGCCATAATGCTTTTTCTATTTAAAGCCTTTGGCGCTGATAGGAATAAAGACATAAGCCTAGTATACTGACCACTTGTCTGCCACCAATCTTTGTCTTCAATAGCGCTATTTTGTTGTGTGCTTGTAGCCTCATTGGTAGCCTTTCGAGAAGCATAATCAATTGCTTGTTGTTCAGTGGCGTTAGGATTTTTTTCTGCAAATTTTTCTTTGTAATACAAATAGTTAGATATACCTCCCATTATTCCTCCCATGTCACCCTTTTTTACTAGGTACATCAAGGCGTTTTGAGCTTTAGAAATTTGATCTTTGCTAATTGATATATTTTTGCCCAGAAAAAAACTAAATGATGGGTCATCACTAATAGTGTCATAATTATAGCCCTCTAAAACATTTGCTATAGAAGAAAACTCATACCTAGCCTGCAACACTGGAGAGTTGTCGTACCACTCATTCCATAACTTTTTAGCATTTGGAGCAGCTTTAACCCAGTATTTAACCCAATTTCTAACTCCAACATAATCCGCAAAAGCGAAGGCAGAAGTTAACTGTTTTACAAAAACGGTAGGATTTATACCTAGTTTGGCGCTAACAAAAGCTCCATTTAATTGATTTAATAAATCTATTTCTCCACTTTTTATACCTCTAGTGCTAAGTTTATTTAGCATGTCCGTAACAAGCTTGTAAGTTTCTTTCCCTGTGTTTTCCTCTATAGCTAGTCTAACATACTTATTATTAAATACGGTACTAATTTCTTTTAAAGTTTCAGCATAAGCTCTAAAGTATTCCATGTCAGTAACATAGACACTTAAAGCTTTATCTCCATCTACTCTTAATATAGGGTTGTTATTTTTTACTCTTTCTTTTGTTGATTGACCTCCTATGCTGCTTCTATATTGAAGTTGACTTTTTAATAAATCAATCTGAACTTCTTTCTGATCAACATCTCTATAAAGTCTGCCTGCATAAAACTGATTCCATGGCATATTAGCACGATATATTCTTTTATATACATCGTTATAGTCATTGTATAGTGAAGGGAAGAAAACATTAACTTGCCAATCTGCCCAAGCCTTAGTTTCGTCATCCAATAAATTAATTAAACCCTCCATTGTTTTAGCATAATTTTCACCATACATGGCTTTAAAAGCTGGTATATTCGCAGGGTCTTTATATTGATTGTATAAATAATATATTTGATTCTTACTTAATTGTATTTCTAAATCCCCTAGCTCACTAATTAATTTTCTTTTCTTTGTTTCGTTTTTTTCTTTTGATATCTTAAGTTTAATATCTTGTGCTTTTTGAGGATTAACATAAAGTCTCGTTGTTATTCCAGCTTTATTTTTTTCCATTTTAGAGATATAGTCTTTGCCAAAAATGCGTTTAGCATTATCATCAATCATTTTTGTGACTAATAATTTTCTTCTAGTAAACTCAGAAGTTGAATCCTTTACCCTATATGTAATCATCTCTTGAAAACGACCCCCTATCATTTCTCCAGGAATACGTGTTATTTTACCTACAAGGCCCTCCAAGGCGTTGTGTCTTGAAAAATATGTTTCTAAGCCCGTGAATGCTCTTTTGAATGCAGATAAAAATTTATTTCTACTTTTATTTTTATTTTGAGTTTTATTTGACGAATCAATTTTCCATTGAGCCCTTTCTTCTTCTGTCTCTGGAATGTTTTGTCCTCCAGAAACATTATAAAAAGCTTCAGCAATCATGTTATTAACTCTTTGCTTATAAGCATTTAACTCTTCTTTGTTTTCAGACTTTCCTCTCAAAACATACTTTTGCAACAATACTAAAACATTACTAAGAGCCTTTACTTTTAAAGGGTCTTTGTTTTCCATCATCTTAGCTGAGTTAAGCTCTATGGCGATTTGTAAAATCTCTAAACGATCTAAATCTTTTTGAGATAGCTCTTCAGCGGGAACCTTGCTTTTATCAATCGTTCTTTCTTGAGTTCGGCTCATTATATCTTCAAACTCTCGACGTTGTGCATCTATGGTGTCTTGAATTTTTTGCTCAGCCATGTTGTCATCGACAATCATTCTCTTTAATTCAGCAAAACTATCTTGAAAAGAAGGTAAAAATCCTTTACCTTTAGTTCTTCCTGACTCTTTCTTTTGTGTTTTGGTGCTAAGTAATTTATTTATTTTACTTTCCACTTGAGAAGACTGAGCCTCTGAAACGTAACCAACAACCTTAGCCATAACCTCATCAATGTTTGTAGATCTAGATTTTGGATCTACCTTTATGTCAGTAATAGCTTTTAACAATCTATTAACCTCGGGCTTATTGTAATCAATAGAGGGAAGATTTTGTCTAATAAAAGACCTTAGCATCATTTGCATTTCTTTAATGCCAGCCCTTCCTTTAGATCTTTCAGAAAGCATAGCCCTTAAGACTCTAAAGTTTTCTATAAACATTTTAGACCCGTAAGTTCCGACTTGACCGCTTATAATTCTGTCTAGGTCCAGCTTCATCTGGGCTTGCATCTCTTCGCTTTCATTCTTGTAGTCAGAATTTTTTTCTAGAGTTTCTATAGCTATTTTCCTAACGGCTTCTCTTTCTTTTTTACTTTCAGCAGTTAGCTTTTTAATTTGTGCTTCAGACAATCTTTTTGGTTTTGTCTCAAACATTCTACTATAGCTACTTCTTTTAAGAACAACTTGCTCGGTAACCTCCGTCATTATGTCTACAAGTAATCTTTTGCCAGAGATAACGCCTCCTTTTACATTAGCAAAAGAGCTTGGCAATTCTACAGACCTGCCTATTTCTAAGTCTAATACTTGTTTTATTTTTTCTTTAGCAGTCTTTTTTAAACCTCTGACTCTAGTATGAAACTTAGATTTATAAAAGGCTTTGGAAAGTATTGAAGGAAAGGAAAGACTAACTATCTTTTCACGCTTCATGGCTTCATTAATATCTGCTATTGAATACTTTTTTTCCTTAAGAAATGCTTTAATTGTGTTGTCTTTATATCCAGCAAACCTAGCCTGTGCTACTTTTTGAAATAGATTAGTTTCTGAATCAGTTTCTATTTCCTCAAGTTGTTGCCTTGGAGATATTTGTTGACTAGACTCAGAGGGTTTGGTTATAACAACTCCGGTCTTGCCAAATGTATTATCCTTGGTGACGGTAGCGTTATCTCCTAAAAGGTCTTGTACATAGTCTACAAGTTCATTGCCATCAAACCCCTTCTGATATTGTTGCTCACCACTAACCTCTATCAAATAACTTTTTTCTTCGGGACCTGGCTCAAAGTTTTTAGCATTTGCCACATCGCCCTTAAAGCCTCTAGAGCTTATAACGGCAGTCCCTCCTTCATTAAGTTTTTCAAAAATATCTGTAACAATAAAGTCTCTGACATTCTTAGGAACGACATTCACTACATTAAGAGAAACAATAGAATCATATTTTTTATCTATGTCTTTAGCACTAGTGTAAGTAGGCTTTGCTTTACCTTTCCACCTTTCAGTATTAATTTCAAAAGAATCAACCTTACGGCCTAACAGTTTTGTCATGGCATCTGTTCCAACGCCAAGACCAGCGCCATAGTCTAACACTTCGCCCTCTATTTCTCGGTCTTTAATTATGTTAGCGGCTTTGATGTAGCTACCTCTAGTGTTCTCTCTCTGCGTTCTACCAGAGGCTTTAGATAAACTATCGTCAATTTGTTGACGATTAGCTACAACTCCTTCGCCACTTGCTTCATTAACAATATTATCTGCTCTAGAGATGGCATCTTGCCTTCTCTCTTCAGCCTTTGTGAGGTCTGCTCCAGCTTTTGAAAATCTTTTTTTTGTTTCTTCATCTGTTTCTATTTCGTTATTTAATTTATTTACTGCTGTAACGTAGCTAAAACTTGGAGACACCTTTCCAGCCTTAGTCCAAAGTTCTTGTTCAAAATACCATATAACTGCTTGAAGTTCACTTACACTAAGATTTAATTTATTAGCCGCCAAAGTTACGGCTTTACGCATAATATCACGCTCTCTATCTGTCCTTGGTGTTTCTTGAATATTTCTTTCTCCTTTTACAGTAGATAACATTGTACCCATATATCTATTCCAAGTACGACTCCACCATAAATCCATAGTGATTGTATCTCCAATACCAATCATATTTTGATAGAAAGCACCAATTTTTTCACCAAAAATAAATGCTCCATTACGCTTACCAACAGCTATTATTCTTGTGTTTCCATCAACGTCAGGAACTCCCTTGTTGTATTTTCTAAGTTCAGATACAGGTTGAGTTTTTTCAAAGAACGCAATAAGTTTATTAATGTCTTTACCTACAGATTTGTAAACCTTTTCTATCTTGGTTAGTTGTTGCGCCACAATATTACCTCTAGATGTAAATCCCGCTGGCTTGGGATATCCTTTTTTTAATTGTGATTTTTTAGCTTCAAATAGTTTTGGTGTTCCATTTTTAAACGTCTCTGGATTTCCTAAAGCATCTACGCTTTGTACTATATATTTGGTTTTAGTTTCTCGAACCACAACGCCTGTACCTAAAGCCACGCCTTTTTTAGTAATAAAAGAAATTTTATCTTCCCCCCAGTTTTTAGCAAAATTTACGGCATCTCCGTTAGAGCGAATCCACAGAGTATATGCTGTCTTTAGGTTTTGGTTAGGGTTTGTTCCCGAAGAAGTGATTGCAAGAACTTGCTTGAACAACTTCATTTGATTGGGGTCTTCAAGCTCAGGCAATAAAACTTTCATTTTGTTTTCAAACTCAGTAATGTCTTCCATGTACCAAGTCATACCCGAATCTCTTGCTCCTTTATTTAATGTATACAAAGACTCTTCAAATATGTTTTCTAAAAATCTAGATATTAAATCTTGCTCAGAAGAATTTGGAGTCAACTCTGATTTTGCAAAGCCATTTAATATGTCTGCTACAACTATTTTTGTTGCATTTTTTTTAGGTGTTTCAACTCCTATAATATCTAAAGCTTCTTTTTGTTGCCTATTTGTTATTTTGCTTTTAGAATCTTTTTGTTCTTGCTTTAGTGATTGAACATCTTCTGCAACAATCTCTTCACCAGTAGACACCTTGCGTGTCAGAATATTAATTAAGTCTATTACACTTTCATCAGTCTTGCCAAATGTTGCCTCAAGCTTAATGCCTATTTTTTTAGCAATTTTTTTAAAAAACTCTATAATAGAATTCTTTGCTGGTTTAGGAAGTTCACTAAAGCCAAACTCTTCAGATGATAATAGACCAACTAACTCTGCAAGAAATTCTTCATCTTGAATTCCAGATTTATATTTTTCGCTAAACTTCTTTACTCTTTTAGCCAAGGCGCTATCTTTCGGTAGGCTCTTTCCAACCGACTTAACCATATCGGCAGCGATTTTTTGTAGTTCCTTAGAGTCTTTTACCTTGTCGATAAAGACCGCATGAAAAACCTCATGAGCAATTGTAGACCCCGTAGCCTTAGTTAAGTTAATATGAATAGTGTTTTTTGAAGGAATAAACTCACCTCTTCCACTTCTGCCTACCGCTAAAAGATAAGAGTCCTCGTTGTTGTGCAATATAATTTTAGTATTGGGTAGGATTTTTCTTATAGATCGAATAGCGGACTTTCCTCTTTTTATTAAAGAGGTTCGTTTTTTTCTTTCAGTAATTGGCAACTGAGACTCAGCGCCCTTTAAAAATAAATTGCCTTCAAGGTTAGTTCCTTCACTTTGAGTGTCTTCACTAACCTCAGCAAACTCTTCTCTAATGTCTTCTAACTCTTGAGCTTCAATTTCTTGAGGGCTTAACCCTGGCTCCGCAACCTCCTCTTCTGTAACTTCCTGAATCTGCGCCCCGCCATCAAGCTCTTGAGCTTCTTGGGGTGTAATCTCTTCGGTAGTAACTTGTTCGCTGGTGTCTCCTTCTCGAACTCCTTCGCTAACTCCGGCTTGTTCTTGTACATCCACCTCCTCTGTGCTTGACTCTTGAATGGCATCGTCTTCTTCTTTAACTGTTAATGATTCTTTTGTTTTTTCATCTAAAACGCTTTGAGGCGTAATTTCTTTATTAATTAATTTTCGGATCTGATCCTCTAAAGTTTTTTTCTTTTCAGCGTCTATTGACACACCCAAAACCTCACTCTCTTCCTTTAATGATTTAAGGTCTTGTTTTAGCACAGATAAAACAGATACATATGAATTTTTTTCTTTAGCCTTCATGTTTTTAAACTCAGGCTTATTATCAATTATCTCTTTAACTTCTTTAACGCTACTTAAATTATCTAATATCTCAGATTCTTGCTCAGGTGTCATCTTGCCTAACCTTCGCATATTGTAAACCCAAGACTGTATTTTTTCTCCAGAAATGTTATCAAGTTCTGAAGCCATGAAGCTTGTACTAGTTAAGTCGTTTGCTAGTTTATCATTCGCTTTGCCTGTAGCAATTCCATAAACATCTAAAGCTATGTTGGGAATGTTTGTTCCAGCCCCTCCTATTATTTCAGCAACGGTCTCTTGAAGACTAAACCCTTGTCCAGCAACCGCTTGAGCTAAAACTTCTCCCGACCCCTCTTGTGCAGGTCCGATGATAACTTGAGAACCTAAAGCCGTTCCAACTAAACGACCTCGTGAGATAGTGCTATACCTTAAGCCTTTAAGTGCTTTACTCATTAAAGTACCACCAGCCAAGTCCACTCCAGATATTGCAATAGCCCTTGGTATTCCAACCCTATCTGCCTTATCCCAAACCTCTTCATCTTGCATTGCATTTAGCATATCATCGGGATTAGATAAGTCGTAACCCTTTTCTCCTGCCGCTTCAAAAAACGCATTACCATACTCCACAATACCATTGGCTGCAGAAAAAGATGTAATCACACCACTAGTTAGTCCAGCGCCAGCACCAGGAAGGCCTCCCCTAGCGGCTCCAATACCAATTTGCGCTAAAGTGTTTGCGACTCCAAAACGAAGACCCGCAGGTAACATCATAGCAAGACTTTCTCCCATGAAAGAAGCCATGTATCCAATAGGGTTGTTTAATATTGCAGTCTTTAATTCATTTGCAGACTTAGATTGCTGAAACCTAGTCATGAGACGAGAAGTGGGAAGTTTAGATTGCTCTTCAAAATTTTTAGCCATCTCCTCAATAACCTCTTCTTTAGAAGAACCTGGAGTGCCTAGCATAACTGAAAATAATCCAACAATAGAATTACCCATTTTAGCACCACCTCTAATGGCGTTTAAAGTAGCCTTGTATCCATCTTCATACTCGCCATTTAAACTCTTGTTGTGTTGACGATTATAATAAAGCATGGACTTCTCATATTCCTTAGCTGCTAAATTAGATGTAGAGAGAGATGAATTAAATTCTTTGATTAGCCTTTCTAGTATTACAGAATCTTCTTCTGAAATAGTCCTTTGTCCTTTTTCTAGCTCAGACAAAACGCTAAATAAGTCTTTTCCAAAAATCCTTACAGACTCTTTTTCTACCTCCTTAATAATATCTTTTGCCTCTTTGTTGTAAGCTGCGGCTTGACTGCTTCTTTCTTTTCTTTTGGAAACCAAATACTCATCAAGGTCTTCTCTTAGCCTCTGGTTACTTTTGTCTTTTATAGTCGCTCTTAAAGGAGCACCTTTTGCTACCGTATACACAGATTCGCCTTTAGAGTCTACGATAAGCTTACTTATTTTATCAAACTCTTTTTGTTCGAGTTCGCTAAAGTCTGTAAAAGAAGGCAATCCTTGGCTATTAAAAAACTGAGGATACTTTTCTTTTATTTCTAACAACCTTTCGTCCTCTGTAATCTCTAGACCTGTACCTGTCATGGTCTGAGAATATTTGTTTATAATTTCATTAACCTCTTCAACCGCTAACTTTTTATTTAAAAGCTCGTCGTATCTCAACTCTAAAGCTCTAACCTCATCATAGTCTACGCCTCTGTCCTCATAAAATTTTCTTGTCTCTTTTTCTATCTCAGGGTCTAAATCGCCCGATAACCTTTCTATTGTTTGATCATCAATTAATGGCGTTATATCTTTTTCACCAATTTCAGTTTGCCTTTCACCGCTTAATTGTTTCAATGTAGTAAAAGGGCCTTCCCCAACCACATCCTCTGTTTCAGAAGATATGCTCGTAAGCTTTCCATCGACCTTTCTTTGCGTGCCAAAAGGCGTAGACTCTAAGCCCTCTTTTGGAATATTTATATCTCCAACAAAATCTTCACCTTGATTCTCTGCGGGGGTAATGGTTTCTTTGGGAAAGCTAACTTCTCCAACCATAGCCTCTGTTGTAGGAGATATGCTTGTAAGTTCACCATCAACCCTTGTTTTAACCCCAAAGGGGGTAGATTCTAGACCATCTTGTGGAATGTTTACATCGCCAACAAATTCTTCAACTTCACCTTCTGCAAAGCCCGAAGAACCATCCTCTGAAATAGATTCCGTAACGATTTCTTCTTTTTTTTTTAAAACAAAATCTTCTGCCCTTCCAACATCATAACCTTCATTTACTAAAAAAGAATGAAGTTCATTTCTTTTACTTTCGTCCTGCAAGGATGAGGTGAAATTATCAAAACTCCCTAAATCGTAGCCTTCTTTAGTAAAGAAGTCAAATAGCTCTTGAGCTTTTATTTCATTCATTGTTTACTTTTTTATTGCGATATTGGAGTTTTCTTTAGCTTTACTTTGTTTAACTCTTTTAAGTTTTTTAACGTAGTAGAATCTGTAACTACGCTTTCAATATCATTAATAGAAAGTTGTCTTCCATCTTCTGCAGCCGATTTAATTAAATCAATAAGGTTATAAACCTCAACTCTAGACTCGCGATATGTATCATATGGAAACTTGAGTTTTTCAATAACTCCAGGGAGAGAGATAGTTAAAGTTCTACCTCTAAACCCTGGTATATATGGGCTTTCTGAAGAAACCTTCAAAACACCTTTATATTCGGCAGGTAAAGATTTTACGAGAATCTCCTCTGTGGCTTCACCTATGGCTCTTCTGCCAACACTATTAATATGTTCTTGTGGAGTTTTAGTCTCACCATCGACCTCTATTTCAATAGAAGCCAAAGGAACTCCAGCGCCCTTTCGTCCTAGAGTTTTAGTTTCAATTAAGCTTCTAGGATTAGCCTTTGCGCCTGAAGCCACCCAATCATCATAAGCAACAGTAATATCATCTACGTCAGATGGCAATAACTTAGTGCCTGCGGCAATAGTAAAGTCTTCAAATGTGCCATCTTTGGGTATTTGGTCTGTAGACCCATCTGGGTATGTAAGAAGAATTTCATCTTGTTTAACTTTAACTCTAGGAGCGTCTTCTCCTAGCCTTCCAAGAATAGAACCAAGTGCAGACTCAACGTCTACTTGTCCTCCCGAATATATTTTTTCTAATTCATTAATATATCCAATTCTCTTATTTTTTTTCAAAGCCAATCCTCTGTTGTATTGTCTGTCAGCAGAACTCTCTTCTCTGCCTGTTTGAACTTTCTCTATACTTGCACGTATTCTAGAACGGAGAATCTCTTCTGCATCAGTTTTTTGTTCTTCTGTAAGCTCAGGATTAAATATAGATGTTCCATCTTTTTTCATTAAGATTTTTTTAGGGTCATCTTTAGCGACTTTAGGATCGCTAGTATATGAATAACCCGCCTGTGCTAATATGTCTCCAGTTGTAATATCTGAAACAAGAATACCATCTATTATATTTTTTTCTGCCTTTTGGTAATCTTTATTAAGCATAGCGCTTTTAATAGACTTAATGCCCCCTTGAGTTAGCGCAATGGTTGTAGGCTTTAATGTCTTTCCAGCGTCTATTACTGCCTGATCGATGTCTGGTCTATTAGCCCTATATCCCATTATTTGAGATAAGTTATTTACATCTAAAAGATCTTCGGGGTTGTTTGAAATCTTACCCGTTTCAGGGTCTCTTTTAGATATGTACATTCTGCCATTTACAGGGTTAACATATAAGGCTTGATTTTGAGCTCTATAAAACTTATTAAACATTTCGGTATTAAACTGCTCACTAGCGCCCGCCTCGTTATTTTGGACTCTCTTCAAAAGTTCATCTTGTTGTTCAGCTTGAGCCTTTGCTGCCTCAGCAAGCTGATCAACGCCATCATTTACAACCTGTCTTTGTTTTAAAAATTCTGAGGGTCGTAATCCGTTCCAGCCACCTTTTTGCATTTCTGTCTGCTGCATCAATAAAAAATCACGGATTTGATCAGCGGCATCCATGTAAAATTCACCATTAAGCTTGTCTTGATTTGCCGCTAGCTTATTGATTTCATTGACATCCTCAATAGTTTGAAGTTCAATCTCCTGCCTTTCATCTTGCCTTCTCTTACTTTCTTTAGCTAAATCATCAGATAATTGACTTCCAATAGCTCCCCAATCCACGAAAGCCTTGTCGTCTCTTTTTACATATCCATAAAACGATTTTGCCATTGTAATATATTTTTAATTATCCTGGAAATCCGTAATTATTTCCTCCAGTAATATTTATTTCTTCACCCATGTCAATGCCAGGCATTTGAGATGTTACACCACCCATTAATCTATTTCCTTGAAGAAGGTAATCATTTGGATTATATTCCATATTCCCCCCAGCTTCTCCAATTGCTTTTAAAGCTTTTTTATTTTTTAAAAAACCATAAAGAGGATTTAGTGTTTGATCACTAAAAGCGCTAGTAATAGCTCCAGTTAAAGCTTTTGTTCCACTCGACAAAGCAGCGCCTCTCTGTTCTTGAGCCTGTGCGGCGGCGGCTTGTGCATTTGTAGCTTCAAGTTTAGCTATATCTGCAAGGTCATCAAAAGACCTAGCCTCGTCTTTAGCTATAAGCTTGTCTCTTTCAAATAAAGCGTTAGCCATTTTATTTTGTATTCCCTGTTGAGCGCTAGTTACTCCCGCTTGAACGCGACCAACGCCCCCTAATATACCTCTTGCCCCAACTTCTCTTAAGGCTTCAACTCCTTGTTGTTGTTGAGCAGTTAGCTCTCTTTGAGACAACTCGTAGGCCTCTAATGGAACTTGAACTTTTTCATAAGCCAAAGCGCCCGCAAAATCTTTTGCGTCACTAATAGCTTTTTGTGCTGACTTCTCAGCGTCTTTCATTAGTTTATTTTGTTTAGCTGATTGAGCATAGCTAAGACCTGCTCCAATTAGCTTAGGTAAAACTACTTTTGCGGCTGCAGCTAAAACTTGAGGTGGAATTGGTATCATAATACTGTAATCTGAGTTAATACAAAGGTAACTAAAATCATGGATATGATTTAAAGATACTAGATTCTACGCTAAATAATTCAACATGGGTGGTGTTTGTGTTTGTTAAAGTAAACTCACAATAGTAACCCATCACCCCTTGAGACTCTGCTTGAGGGTTTTTCACTACAAAAATAAAGTTTCCATTTGCAGGCGCTGCACCTGAGACGTTGACAGTTATTGTCTTTCTGTCTGCAGAGATAGCCGTTATAGCACCTACCTCTAGCTGAGGACTTAAGTCCTTGTATATGACGTCTCCAATACTTACAATTCCGTCTACTGCAAAAGTAAATAATAAGGTATAAGTAGTTCCAGAAGGATTAGCAACTGTTGTCACTTGACCTATGCCATCTATAGACCTCATGTGAAAATTAACTGGAGATGTGTTTGCCCTTATAAAAGAATAATAACTGCCTTCCTTTTCTTTAAAGAAAGACGAGTCTATAACTCCAGTTTCAAGATTAGTGGATAGTGTCGCACCCCAAGGAGAATTAGACTCCAAAGACAAAGTCTTAAAGGCTTTAACCTCTGTTGGGCTAGGATTAAAAACAGTGGTTATAGTAGAAGAGTGGTTCGTGCCATAAAATTTATTTCTAGCTAGGTTTGTGTTATGCCTATACAGATTGCCTTGATTGAACGTATACAAATAATTATTCATTCCAATTATATACTCAGGTATATAAGAATAAAAAGAGGGAAACCCTTTAACTGACTCGCTATATGTTATAGTATAATCACTCATGATACACATCCTATTGTTAGTTCATAATCGGTATTTCCCGCAGGAATAATCTTAACAACTGCCTGTGTTGGGTACTTGGTTGTCTTAGGTACTGATAGTGTTCCGCTAGAAGTAACGGCTCCACTAGTGGTAGTGACACCATTGTATATCACAGTAAAAGTTATATTGCTAGCAATTAATCCAATCGTGTATGTTAAAACAAAGGCATTACCACTTGCGCCCACATTGCCAAGTTCTACAGTAAACTCTCTAACCACCGCATCATTTGCATTAATTTGCGCTCCACAAGGGATAATGGTTTCAGGCATATCAACCTCATTGTCTTTTACAGACAATACATATTCATTCATATAAGGATCATAGCCCCCTAGTTTTTGTCCATCAAAAGACTCAATAAACCTATCCCTAAACCACGAACGCATACCATAGTTAGATATTACCTCTAGTTTTTCGTTAGTACCCGCACCTGTTAATTTTAAAACCGCCCCTCTTTTGGCGTCTGTAAAGTAACGATCAAAGCCATATGCGGTAAAGCTTTCTGGATTTAAACTAATACCATACTCTTCGATTCTTGCAATCTGCTTTCCTAAAACTTCAGGTACTGATGTTATTGCACCACCACCAGCCGCATCTGAAAGTAAATTCTTTCCCGCTTGCACATAACTTATTTTATCTTCTTGAAGACAAAGAATATCCGTCTCCCTAGCGTGAAGTTTTTGAATAGAGCCAAAATCTATCTCTAAATCCTTAAAATTAGCTAGTGCTAAATTAAACTCATTAAGTTTATTTACGTTAGACGTCGGGTTATATACACCGCTATAGGTTAAAGAACTTGCATTGCGTACTTGCTTGTATCCTTCTAAGGAAACAGAATTTGTTCGGCTTCCTATAGAAACAGAACTTCCTGCAATTAAGTCTTCTATTTTAATACCCTCAACTCCATTGCCAAAGGTATATGCGTTAAAAAAGTCTAGATTAATAATGGCTGGTTGAGATCCTGTTTGCGTTTGAACATTCCCAGAATGAAATCTATTTGTAATAGAAAAACTTTGAGAACCTTCATAAAAAACACCTTCTGCAACAAGAGATGGCCTTGTTTCAAATACTAAAAAGTCTACATCACCACCAGCTGTATAGCTAAAGTTATTAGCAACCACCTTGGCATATAGACCTGCTTTTGAAAATATCCCCGTTGCAGCTTCTATCGTTATATCTAAAACTTCAACTTCTACTAGGTTATTTAAAGGGCCTACACCGTCTACCTTACATACTAATGTATCTCCTACAGAAAACTTTGTTTGGTTTTCACCCTCTAAAAGCATAAATATGGTATTGGTTACTCCTAAAACTTCAATATCAGATTTTTTTATGTAAACAGTTTCAAAAGAGCCTTGAGAGACTTGTAGAGCGAATTTATATCTAGTTGCCCATGGCGGGGCAAGGTTGTTTATTGTAGCCTTAAGATAATTTCTAGTGTCTGATGCGCTTACAGGAACAAATTGAGTATTTGTTTCAGATGTTAATACAGTAGAATTTCTTCCTTCTGCATCCATATATATTAAACCTAACTCATAATCTCTATTACTATGAAGCGTTCTATTGTAGTCGCTTTTCATGTAGCTAATAATAGGATTAACAACTTCAACATAAAAAGCTAACTTGTCAGTGCCACCAGCAACAACATACATCATAGCAGGAGACTGAAGCCTTACTAAGTTAGGTTGTCCAGAAGTAGAATTTATGTTAAAAGATTGATTATTGGTTCCGCTTCCGTTAGGCGCAGTTCCAATAAAAGTGCCGTTTTTTTCCCATTTTTTCTCTTGAAAATTATCTTGATTAAATTGATCAATAGGTACAGGGATATCACATCCAAACTTGTCTCCAAAAGTCAAACCCTTACACAAATTGGGAGTGTTTTGCATTGTTGTGCTACCAATTGCCGCTTGAAAAGATGAACCGTTAGTTATAAAATCATATATACTAGAGTAGTTTCCATCTACCGTTATCTGTATAGATGTTCTAAAGGTACTAAACGTACTACTGTCCGTGTAGGTGGGACTAGATGTTCTAGCTTTAAATTTAAAACCAAGGTCTATTGTTATTATGTCTCCAGTTTGTAGAGTTACATTTGAAAAATTAAACTGAGCAGAGTCGTTTGCCACTGTAAAAGGTTGAGTGGTAAATCCATCATTATATGACACTCCACTACTTACAACAGAAGCGCCAATTTGATCAGAACTCACAACGGACTCGCTAACTAAATCAGTAGTATAGTTTATAAGTAGAGGCTCTCCGTTTGGGTTTGTTACATTGTAACCTTCCACATAGTTACCATAAAATATGCGATTACCCATTTCGGTCTGAGCTTTTGCTTTTAATGGAACATTATCAAACAACCTCAAGAGCTCGCTCTCCGGTAGCGTTGTAAATACTTTGCTATTGGAAAACTCAACAACTTGAGTAGAGTTATCTGCCCACCCTTCTTCTTCTTTAGTAAACTTTTGAATAACATTTATAACATTAGAATTACTTTGCTTAAAACATAAGTCTATTCCAATAACACTAGCGGGTCCTGTGTTAATAGTTATATCGGCGGCGTTAAATGAATTTAACATTCCAACATTAGAATAAATTTCTTCATTAACTTCATAAGGTGAAGGAGCAAATGCCGCTTCAGAAAATTGAGATAAGGCGCTATATTCTCCATCGCTGTATTTATATCTATAAGCAAAAGATATAAATCGAGTCTCCATAAAATCATCTTGACCAGCTATGTTTTTTAATGCAAAAGTTGGAGAACTAATTGGAGATGGTCTTAAAACACTAATATCACCTTCAATAAAAGATGTAGGATACTGCCTAGTAACATCAATACGACGAGGAGGATTTAAGTCATCTGTAAAAAACAAGAAGTTATCAATTAAGTTTACTCCAGTTATTAAGAACTTAGGGTCAAAGTTTAAAACAGATGTAGAGATTAAGTGATAGTTAAGGGCTTGAATGTTGGTATTATACGAAACCACCATGTCTACACCCCTAGTAGGGTCATGTACAAACCAATATAAAGTCTCTTGCGTTCCGTCCTCATAAGCGCCAATACAGACAGCGTTTGTACTTAAGCTACTTCCGTTATACTCTAGTGTGGTTATCTTAGTATTTCCTTTTGTATTTTCTAAAGCTCCAATGGTACTTCCTTCAGTTGACCCTAGTCTTACATTTAAAGCATCACGATATTCTCCTAAAGGAAGAATTCTTTCATCGACGCCCTTGTTCATGCGCCCCTTAAGAAAATTAGTTTTTATGTCCATATTACTTAATCCACTTATCTTGACCACGTAAATTCATTAGCAATCGACCAGGGTGAATGTTACTGATTCTTATTTTAGCGTTTCGCAGTAATGCTGATTTTTCTTTTCTAGCTCTGTTTACAATATACTCTTGTACGTTTAATTTAGACGTTAAGATGGCATATTTAACGTAAGCGTATACATACTCCTCAAAAAGTTTATTTACGCTAATAGAGGCAATGTCTCCACCCTCCATTCCATCAGATACATACTCAAGTATGGCAATTTTATCTAGCATACCAGAACTAAAGTTTATAACTCCAGCTTTTTTGTCTATCCTAAAAGTAGGGTTGGCGTTTGCAGTCTCGGTGTTTAGTCCAAACCTAGCTCCAATATTGTATTCGAAATACCAAGAGCCATCACAACACCATCCTTCCTTGCCATTAAAGTTAGGATTGTTTTCGTTTAGATATATACTTTTCTTGGTTCCCTTTATTCTGTCTAAATCTAAATTAGAGTATTCAGGCTTTAAAATGTTACCATTCTCATCAAACAATATTCTACTCTCGTTGTCTTGAAGGTATGCGCTTGTAGAATTTATCTGAATGTTTTCAGTAAGAGGGAAGATAACCCCATCTCTATATAGAGATACCCTTACCCAGTTCACATAGTCAGACGGCAAGACAAATCTTAATTCATTGTCTACGCTTAATTCTAGAGCCTTAATCTCTTTGAAGGCATCATAGTTTAGCTCTTGAATAGCTCGCTTGGCATGAAACAACACTTGATATCTCTCTGCATTATTTACCAACTCATTGTTGCCCGCGTATATCGCCATAAAATTATTTACAATATCAGACAGGCTAGTGTACTGATAAGAGCCCCAATTTGTGTTTTCTGCGGGATTCGCTCCGTTTGTGTAATATTGAAACTGAGTTAAGTATGCCATGTCTTATTTTTCTGATTGAGTTTCTTGCGCTTCTTGACCTGTTGCAAAGTTTACAACATCCGCCTCTCTTATTGATAGACCTGCGTATTGCAAAATCTTAACTACTAAGCTAGGCTCATCTGTAACTGGCAACTCAAAGTCTTGATAGTCTGCCGCGGACTGATTAAACACCGGCTCGCCTGAGCTTAGTGTAGACCATGTCCACTTGGGGTCTAAAGGGTTTCTAATATAGTAAGAGTCTACATTGGTAGCTCCATTAATAGTTGTAGGGTACACCTCTATAATATTACCTCTCTGAACATATACCGGAAAAGCAGTAGTGGGAGCTAATAGGTTTGTTGCTATTAAGCTTCTTATCTTATTCTCTTCTACCTTCTCTATCTCTACGCCTGGTTGTCCCACTCCGACGGTGTTGTACTGAACAACATTTAAAAGATAGTAGTCTGAAGGTAAAGTGTATTTGCTTGTATTAGGGGTGACTTGAGCTAAGGTTGCTGTCTTAGAAAAGGTAGAGATAACCTCTTCATATCCTTTGCTTATGTCAGGAAGTCCCGTGCCCGACTGACGAGCGTTTTCTTTTACCACCTGATAGTTTAGATTATAAAAATAATCCTCAAAAAGATCCAACTGTGCTTGCTTAGCAAACAAGTTAAAATCTGAGGGGGATATATATCCGTAGTTATTTTTATTTAATACCGATAGTACAGTATTCCTTACTGAGTTTATCATTTTTAAAAGGTTTTAACAAAGATAGACAAAAAAAAGAGGCCTCTTTTGAGGCCTCTAATTCGTAATAATGAGTGCAATAGATTAAGAGAATGCAGTCATTGTAATTGAAGTCACAGTCTGACCACTAGGTAGAGCTACTGGTGATACAACATTTGTCCAGCTAGTCTCTGCAGCAACGACTAAAGCGTCATTGATTGCGTCAACCAAAGCTTGTGTTGAACCAACTGTTACACATACTAGATGATGAGAAACAGACCCTGCTAGGTAAATGTCTAGGCGTGTTGCGCTAGCTCGTTCTACATAAATGCCCTCTCCACAAGGAATCAACTCAGTTCCTGCTCCTGTTACTAAAGAAATATATTTTGCCATCAGTTAAAAATGTTAGATGTTAATAAAGTACAAAGATACTCAAAAAAAAAGACCCCATCTCTGAGGTCTCTCTTTGTGTTTAGGTATTTTATTTCTGCTTTTCTAAAAGCTTAAGTGTTTCAACACCCTCGTCACTCTGCAAATATGAAGCCACAATATAAGTGGCAGACTCCCCAAAAGGAACCGTTAACATTTTTGTTTTGTTATTGGGTAAGTTAAAGTATACGTCTTTGTTTTTATTACGCATCCCTAGTAGTCCATCTTCAAAGAACTTAGCAACCTTACTCTCTAGCTCAAGCATAGGGTCGTTAAGTAAATCTAAAAACTCAAAAGGGTTCTGCTTGGCAAAGACCAACACATCTCTTTTTAACTCTGCGGTAGTCATCTTGTCAACAGAAGCGCCTAAGAGAACACGAGATATGTTCTCAAGCATGTCTAGTGTTAAGCTACGAGCTGCAATCAAAGCATCTACCTCCGCGTCAAGGCTCTGAACCTCTTCTTTAGCCTCAGCCTCTTTGTTAACCTCCACAAATATATCACCAAACCCAGGGTGGTAAGATAAAAACTCTTGGAGAACAGGGTTGTCTTTAGGAACATGCAAAAAGCCATCATCAAAGATTATAGGCTCAACAATAGCAGTTCCATCTTGCTCGTCTTCAAAAGGTGATTTTTGGTTTCTAGCATATCGAAGAGGTCGATTGCTAGTCCCATCAAAATACAATAGAGGCTTACGACGAGTGTGTCGTGATGCTAGCATAAATGATAATGGTGGGGTTTTTCTTTTTAGGACATAGTTCATGTCCACGGAATTCTTATTTTTTTTCATTAGATATAATTTAATATGATTTAAAAAAAGGGGGAGAGACTAACCCTCCCCCGTTGAGTTTATTTATCCTTCAAACAAGAAGAAGTTGTTAGCACCTAAAGTACAAACAGCACGCTCAGAAAGGTAGTTAACCTCCATTGCGTCAAGGCTACTTGTAGCAGCGCCTCCTGCAGAACCTGTGATCCAAGTCTTATATCGACGATCTTCAGTCTCTGAAGCACGATATCTAACGTGAAGGAAAGGACGCTTAGCGTTCTTACCAAGGATTTGGTCATAAACAGTAGTAGATCCAGCAGGAACTAAAAGCCCTGAAATCTTACCAGCATTTAAACCACCACGCATAGTTGGGTCGTTCAAGTATTTCCAGTCAGTCTTATAGAAGTCATAACCACGAGAAAATCCTTTGAAACCTAAGTTTAAAGCCATCTCTTCGTCATTATCAAACAATCCGTAAGAAGTACCACCTGCTCCATAAGCGTTTTGTGCAGCCAACATATCGTCAACGTCAAAACCGAACTGACGGTTTAAGAAAATAACATTCTCTTGGATAGCTCCTTGCTTGTCTAATCTTTCGATCATAGCATCAAAGTCAGCCAATGTAGTTGGATTTCCTCCAGACCAAACATTACCTCTAGCTCCCACAACGTGGAAGATACCTTCAGATCCTTTGTTTCCAACATCACCTCCAGCAGCGATTGCTCCTGATCCAGCAACAGCAGGAACAGCCTCAACCATAGCAGTCTCTAGGTAATCCTCAAAACGTAGACGAGTCTCGTGCTCTGATTTCATGTACCATAGGTATCCAGAAGCACCATTCTCAGTAGTTACCTCTACCCATCCAATCTGAGCCATGTCAGAACCAGAAACAGCATACTTGTCTTTGATAATGATAGGAGAGTTCTCAAAAATTGAATCGTCAGCCTCTAAAGACTCAGTCATTCCATTTGTTCCTTTCTTAAATTCAGAACCATAGATAAAGATAGTGAACTTGTCAGTTGTAGCTGCAGTCATACCGTTTGCTTCATAGAAAGCAACAGTGAATTCCTTAGCGGCATAGTCTACTGCGGTTACAATAGCCTTATTAGTTGTTGAAAGAGCATTAGCGGAAAACATAACAGTCTGCCCAACTCTGATAGCGATACCTCCAGTGTTTGGATTAAGCGTATCGTTAACATCAAATGTTGCAGTGTCTGCATTAGTTAAGCCCGATTTTGGCGTAACATCAACATACTTAGTGTGAAGTCTTCCTTGCTCAGCCCATTTGATAAGGTCAGAGTTAGAAGGCATTTCAGCGCCAACCATTCTCAAGAAAGAAGCTACGGTACGGTTACCGTATCTCTCAAATTCCTTTTCATAAGTATCAGGAAGATACTGATTCAAGAAATTGAAGTTAGTAATATAATTTGTGGCAAGCGCTACGCGCTCGGCACTGGGTTGTAAGTCAAACCCGGGAACTGCATCTACAGCCATAATAATTTATTTTTAATCATTTATTTTTATTTGAACGGATCCTCAAGCCACGACCAGAGTCACTGCTTACGGACTTCACGTTGAACCCGCCTTTACTAAGAGTCTGTGGCGCTTGCCTAATGTCCATGTTAATGTTCTTAGACTTTCTAGCTACATTGTCTACAGCGTCCGCCATGCCTTGTTCATAAAAGAACTTAGCTGCGCGTTCTGGGTTCATCGCCATTGCTAGGGCTTTATGGTATCCTTTGGCGTCATCAATAACACCATCCTTATTAACGTACTTTGAAATAAAGTTGTTAAGATCAGATTGAGTCTTTTTGATTTCCGCAGCTTCAGCCGGAGAGTAGACTATATCCCTATCATTAACCTTGAATTCAAAACCTTTAAATTCGTTATTGAAGTATTCGTCAGTCTTCTTTTGAAACCATTCGTACTTTTTAAGTTCATCCTCTTGGGCACTTAAAACCTTCGCTTGATATTCCTTGTAAGCATTGATTTCTTCTTGGTCTTTTGTAGAAGCTGCACCCGGGCTTGACTCAAGAGGGGCTTTATACTTCTCTTTTTGATCCTCAAAAAAGTTCTTTGCTTTAGCAAGTTCTTTTTTCTTAGCTACCTTCTTACGCCTAATGTCTGACTCTTCATCAATCTCTTTATCATAACCGAACTCTTCTTCAATCATAAAAGAGATGTCATCACTGTCAAGTCCATCTTCTTTGTTGGCATAATATCTCGCTAAGAGAGTATTGTCGTCTAGGTCATCAAAGTCTTCATTTAGTTTCATGAAGTCATTAATGCCTCGACCTGTTTCTTTTTTATACTTTAAATAAGCCGACACATCTTCTGGTAAATCTTCAGCTTGCTCTCTTTCAGAAAACAATTGATCTACAGAGTCAATCTGCTTATCATAGCGGTTTTTAATATATGAAAGAACGTCTTCCTCTTTAAGTGAGGAACTCTCTTTTTCAGCTTCTACAACCGGAGCCTCCTTTGGTGTTTCCTCTGGAGCTTCCTTTATGGTTGCTTCTTCTGTATTCTTTTCTGAGGTCGTTTCTCCTTGAGAAATTTCCTCTTCGTGTTTGGCTAACAATTCGTTTTCAACTTCTTGAACAGACTTTGTTTGAGCCTCACCGACTTCTCTTACTTTTATTTCCATGGATTTAATTTAATTGATACAAAGTTATGATAAAAAAAATATTGTTTATCTAGGGTTAAACTCCGCTAGATCAAAGCCATCTAAAGAGTCTTCATTAGACTCAAAACTCACTGGAGGTAAATTGTTTTTTCTTTGCTCAATAAGTTTAGATTGTTCTGTGTTGGCTTGAGATATTCTTTTAGCTTTAGCTTCTTCTCTGTTTTTTTCCCTACTATCAATAGCCGCCTCTTGAACTCCTTTAATTTGCATTTGATACTCAAACTCAGTAGACATTAATTCTTTTTTAAGCATTGCCTCACTCTTTAGCTTCTCTATCTCAAAGGCAACTTCTGCTTGTTTGATTTGCATTTTACCTTGAGTTTCGGCTTGTATTTTCTGCATAGCCATCTGTGCAGCCATCTGTTGAGATTGAGCGTTTATCTTAGCTTGAGATTGTTGCTTCATCATTTCAGATTGTTGCTCTTCTTTCTTGTGTTGCTTTCTTTTTACTTTAAGCAATTGATTAGCTAACTTAATGTTTTTGATTTCTCTAATATCAATAGCATCCTCTAAACCAATAGCATCTCTAGATAAAGCCATTTGTATATTAGATTCTAATTGAGCTTTTTCTTCTTCATCTG